AGCTCCCGCCTCCGTTAGTGTAGCCTTTTCCCATAACACAAAAGCAAAGCTAGCGCACATTAGAATAGCTCCTAGTACGCTAGTCTTCCAGTTGTTAAAAATTCTATCAAACATTGTATTTATTTTTTAAGGTTTAGCTGCCGCAGGCTTCGCAGTCCTCCGGGTTTTCAAGGTTGCAGCTGGGCTGCTCTTTCTCCTCTAATTCTTTTATAAAATCGTTAAAGCTTTCTTCGCTCATTAGTTGCGTTTTAATATATCTATTTCTCTTCTTAAAAAGCTGTTCTCCGTTTCAAGCTTTGCTACCTTTTCGGTAAGCGCTAAGAGCTCTTTATGTGCCTCCTTTAAGGCTCTATCCATTTCCTCTACGCGGTTCTTTAAATCGTCGCGGTAAAGTATTGTATCGTTAGCGCTTTGCTCCTCTTTCTTTTGCTCGGCCTTAACCTTTAGCCTAGTCTCAGCGTAGCGCCAAATACCGGCGGAGCCTAGTAGGGTTACTACTGCTAAAATTATCTGCGTGCTATTCTCCATTCTTTCTATGTAGCTCCTCTTTTTTTATTCTCTTTAAACTGCCGAAGCTGCTAACGGATAACAGCACCCATCCCCAATAACTGGCACCCTCGAAAAGCTTACCGCAGTAGAGGTACATTACAGCTGCCAATAAATAAAAGCTAAAGGTTACAAAGCTGGCGCGTACTCTACAGCTTAAACATTTACCGCTCACGCAGTAGAGCTGGTACAGTCCCGCAATAGGAGCGAGCACTTGCATTATAGGCGCATAGCCTAGCTCTAAATAGGTAGCCGTAGGATAGAGAATAACCAAAGCTACCGCTAGCGTAATCTCCGTGGGTTGGCTGTCGCTGTACTGCCATATAACGCGCAGAGAATCAAAGCGGGCTTTTAGCTCCGCCTTGATCTCTTGCGCTTTACTCTTTAGCCGCTCCATTGGTTAGAGCTGTGCTTCGCTGTTAGCTAGAATAAAAGCTCTAGCTTCCTCTGCTGTCATTACAGTATAGTTAGGCTCCGCCTGGCCACTACCTAAAGCTACTAGGGCGCTTACCTCGCTATCTTTCCAGCTCGCCGTAAGCTCGTATACGATATACTCTACCTCGTCAGCTGTAACGCTTACCGGTGCGCCGTAATCAGCCTTATACTTCTCTCCGTACTGTGCCCAAGTAGGGTGTACTGTGTTAGAGCTTTCTACTTCGCCCTCCTCATTATAGGTATTCTCTACCCAATCGTAGCGAGTAATAGAAGCAGGAATAGCTTTAGCCTTGTCCGCAGCTGGTACGCTGATATATAAATTACCTCTCATTTTCTTGATCTTGTTTAAAGTTGTTAGTCGTTAGTGTAGATGTACTTACCTGCCGTGTAATTACGCTCCACCTCCTCGGCGGTCAATGCGCGGTTATAGATGCGCGGTTGCGCGATTTGGTTTTGATATGAAGCAGCCGCTCCCGAACCACCATATTTACCTATTTCAATAGGTTTGTCGCTTGTTGCTAATGGTGAATTGTAGGCCGTACCGCTTCCGATTTCTTGACCATCTATATATATTCTACGAGATACTAAATCATAAGTGCCTATAACGTGCTTCCATCCCGTTCCCGAAATTGAAGCGGCTGAACTACTTGTGTTTGTATAGAATAATAATTGACCAGCGTGAGCATAAATCATATAAGATGTAGCACCGCTAAACCACCGCCCTAAAACGCCATCATTGTTTGCCGTACCATCCCAATACACCCACGCCTCTAACGTAATCGCATCGCTAACATCTACCGACGCGTTATCGTGCACCTCTGCCCAGCTATTCCCGTCAAGATTGAGCGCGCCTTGTTTGCGCACGTTTTCGAATAGATTCACGCCCGTAATGTCGCGGCCAGTTGTGAGGCCTTGAGGTGCTAAAATTTGCGTAGGGCTTCCGCTTATGGTCATATCATACGAACCGCTTTCGCTTTTGAATCCGCTGGCGTTTGTCCATTTCTCCTCGCCTACTACCTCGAAATAGTTTATTATACCTTTGAGGTAATATGCTGATACCCTTGCACCTAAACACAAACCATTGTTTGCGGTGTCAAGTCTTGCGCTTACGCTCCCATCACTCGCTACGCCGTTAAGGGTTGCGCTTGTTATGCTTTCCGCATCCCAATCAATAGTAAATTCTAATTCGTAAAAAGTGTTGTTTGTTAAACCGCTCCACGACGTATTATCAAAAGAAGTACCCGAACCATACCCACGGATTCCTAAAACACCGCTATTGGTTCCCAAAAAGTTGATGGTTCCACCCATACCCAAAAGGGTTGATGTGTTCCAAAATTGGAAAATTTGTTGGTCGGCTTGCGTTACATCGTGGCTATTGAAATGTATTTTATAAGTTTTTGTTCCAGTTGTGTCAACATAGGTTGAACTTACCGCCACATCGTTAACGCCGTCAAAGTCGTATAACTTATTCCAATCAATAACCGCCGATTGTGCGACGGGTGCGCCAACGCCATTAACGTAAGTGGCCCCGCTGATAGTGCCGTGGTTGCCGTTGCCGCTGCCATCGTACGCCGTCGTTCCCGCGCCTTCCATCATTGGTAGCCATAACTTTAAAGCGGTATCTTCTACGCCCGTTGGGACAATCTTTTCCGGGTTGTTGTATAGGTCGGATACTTGGGCGGGGGTTAAGGCGGTGTTGAAGATTTTAAAGCCGGCGATTTTACCATTATACCAAGGCGAACCCGTTTGATGGTAAGAGCCTAATTTAAATTCAGTTATAGCACTAAAATCAATTGCCGTTATAGTCTTGTCCCCACTTAATTGATGCCCGTTATAGTAGGCGCGTTGCGTTGTGCCATCGCTTACAATCACATAAAAACCCATCGTGGTCATATCGGTAGTATCGTATACCGTCCAAGCGTTATTGTTGTAAACTTGGAAACCTTGGGTGTTGTGGTTTTTAATTACTAAACGATTCGGATTTAAGTCTAATAAATAGCCGTCGTTATCGAATTGAGCATAAAAGCAAATAGTAGCAACATTGCCCGCCATCGTAAACCCGTCAAGGTCTACATAATCATTAACCCCATCAAAATCCAAGGCTTTCCCCGTGTATAGTTCTGCGCGGTTGTACCCCTTCGGGCTTTGGTCGTTACCGCGTGGGTTGAGCGGCTTGTTTGTCTTTGTTGTAGTTACTGCCATCTTTATTCTTCTATTTCTTCGTCCGGTGTCGGGAAGAACTCCGGATGTAATTCTTTACATTTTTGAGTCCATTCAGCTATGGCTGAACTACTGCCAAACGTATGCACGCCGATGGGCGCACACCAGATCATATTGCCGTCCCAGCTTGCTACTGGATCACCCGACCAAAGTACATCTACTGAATAGTTGTCCGACAATACCGCCGGCGTCAATTCATTCCCTTGTTCATCCATCGTGGCGGGTGTCGTTACGATGTGGCCAAGGTGGACGATGGCGTGTGGGTGGGTTGGGTTTCCTTCTTCATCTACGCCCAACGCTTCGACGGCGGCGTGTGCCGCGTCGGCGGTTGGGAATTCATATTTTCTAAATGTGCGCTTCATCTTATAAGGTTGTTAGGGTTACACATTCGGCGTCGCTTAATGCTTCGTTAAAAAGTAATACCTCTTTAACATCGGGCGAAGATACCGGCGGGCCAAGGTGTATCTTTTGTGCATCCATTCCCGTATCAATGGTAAATGTTTTTACTAATTCGCCGTTGTAGAATCCTTTGACCAATCCGTTCGAACATTGGAACAAACACTTTGCAGTATCTCCAACGCTTACTGGAATATAGTGGTTTTGTGAATTGTCATCCACTCTCATTCCCACCATATTATTTTGGTTGCAGTATATTCTTAATTGACTGGAACCGCCAGCGTCTTTGAACGTAATCTCTCCGCCACCATTTCCAATTTCGGGAACGATGAACTCCACGAACCAAGTGTACGTCGCGTTTGATGTTAGCAAAGAATCTACATCGGACACTCCCGAATCCGCCCCTCTCGTAGCGGCTGACCCATAGGTCGGGACGTACGAAGAAACGTGGGAGCCGGCTTCAAATTGGCATCCAAATACATACGTTCCTTTTACGCCATCTCCTACAACATTTGCTTCATTATCGCTACTTGCTAATTGAACACGACAAGCCGCAGCTGAATATGTAGCCGTTGCCGTTGCTACTGCGGTACATCTATACCAGCCGTTTCCGTAATCTTCTATATATCCGGTTTTTCCGCTGTCCTCGTGCCCTACCGAACCCGAAGATATATTGAAATAAACCGAACCAGCAGCAAAAGCACTACCGCTACCTTGAAATCTTAAATGAATGAAATCGTAATCTTTCTTTTTTGCAAAAACTGAAAACGCATAACTCGTACCGCTTGTTGTAGATAGCGAACTGACTAACATTTGTTGCTCACTTGTTGCGTTTGCACTTGTTAAAAGTGTAGCGTTATAAACTCCTTCGGGGCTTTTCGTTCCGCTGGTATTTGTTGTTGTTGTTATACTTCCGTTTTTACTCCATCCGGTGCCGTCAAAGTAATTTCCAAACGGCACCAAATTGGTGCGCTGACTTTCCAAAAGAAGTGCCCCCGCTCCGCTTGAGTAGTCAATGCGCGGGGTGTTCTCCAATACTCCGGCGGTGGCCGTGGTGGCTCCCGTTTCGATGTAGTCGGTGGCTACGAGGCCGTATTCCAGTTGGGCGTTTTGGATGTAGATGTTACCCGCATCAGCTTCTCCAAAGTCTGGATATACTTGTATTCTTGTTAAAGAACCATTATAAGTCAAGTGGTATCTTCTCCATCCGCTTCCTAAATCATCGCTTGAACCATAGTCTACTAATTTAGAACTTGGGTCTAAAAACCCATATACGCTACCATCATCTAAATTAAAAATAGCTCGTGTTCCATCATCATTTACACGCAATGTCAATTTACCAAGTGTGCCTTCTTTAGCATAAATACTAAATGTCCAAAGACCCGAAGCAGTTACATCTTGATATAACTTTTGATATGTGAAAGCACCTTTGGTTATTAACCAAGCATCATTGCTACCATCATATCCCGACTGACCGCTTGTGTGTGTTATGCTTGAGTCATTCAACCACGTCGTGTCAAACTGATTCGACTGGAGCAAAAGATTCTCCCTTCCCTTCTCAATCAATCCGTTGGCGTTCACTCGCGTTGCCGCAAGGTTTGAACCACGGGAAAACGTAAAGTCCGCACGGGTTTGATCGTAACCGTTATGTGATCCGGTTTCGTCCGGTGCTTTGTTTCCGCTTGGGAGTACGTTGTACAATGTGCCGTCTTCGTAGGTGCTTGGCACCATTAACAAAGATGCTTTATCAATTAGTGCCATAATTATGATAGTGCGTTAATGGCCGCAGTTACTGCCGCCTTGTTTTCTATTGTTGCGTCTTTATCTACTGCGAGGGCTTCCATCGTCGCCAATGATGCCGCCGGGCTGGCTACATCGTCCAAAGAATACCACGCTTGCAAACCGCTTTTTTCATTGTCCGTTAGCGACTGGTACCCTTTCCACATTACCGCGTTAATCTCATCGCTGGAAAGCGCGCGGTTCCAAAATGCTACATTAGATAAATTGCCGTCCATTAAAGCGGCCGAGGTATAAGAAGCACGACCAATTTTCGCATTTGTTGTGGTGCTAATTGTTTGGCTTGTGGTTGCGCTACCTACTTGTGAGCCGTCAACATATAGTCGTTGCGTTGTGCCGTCATAGGTGCCAGTAACGAAATGCCATTCATTTAAAGCAAAAGAATTTTCTATTACATCGCTGGCATTTACCGAATAACTCAAGTTGGTTGAGCCGTTTAACTCAAATCGTATACCATCATCGTTTGCATCACGATTGTCAAAAAAGTTTGAATCGTTCGCGTTAAAATAAACCCACGCCGCGATGGTGTGGTTCGTATAACTAAACGGAGTGTCTAATTGGATGTAGTCACTCGACCCGTCGAACTCTGCCGAACCTTGGGCGGGGTGTGTGATCCCCGATAATTTAAACTTACTAGCTGCCATAACCAGTCCGTCTCTTACGAAGCCCCCGGCTCCAAGTAGGCCTCTGCGCAGCAGGTAAAAAAAAGTAGCCTTTCTCATTCATTAGTAGTATTTAATATAGTATAAACTTAGTACTTATTTCTCTTTCTTTTGGATTATAAACCAGTTGCTTCCCTTACCTAAAAGCGTTATACCGTCGTAGCTCCTATCCATTAAATAAGTAGCTTCTCCGTCTATACGCTCGCCGCTCTGCGGCTGTAAGGTTATCGTCTTATTAGCTAGTACTCGGTCATCCGTTTTGAAGCGCAGTATTACGCCGTTCTCACTTGCCGGTAGGTTAATCGTATAATTACCGTTAGCCCCGCTGTAGGTTATAAAATTAAAGTGGTCGCGTAAGCTTATCGTCTCGCTACCTCCTGGGTTACCCGTGATCTCGTTTATAGTTACATTAACCCGGTCGGTAGTGGTAAACTCTCCTACGCTTGTAGTGGCTAAAGTACTCGCTCCGGTTACGCCTAACGTGCCCCCTACGGTGGCGTTAGCCGTTACCTTGCTCGTAGTAGTAGTAACCTCTACAGCGTTTATAATTTCGTCGGTGCCCTGCTGGCTGCTTATCCTAGCCACAAAGTCCGAACCTCCGCCACTACCTACGGGGGTATCCGTAGTAATGTTCGTTAGGTCTTTTTGAATCTTAAACCATTCCGCTGACCACTCATCCATATTGGCGTTATAGCTTCCCTGCATAGGAAGCCAGTAGGCGCCCTCGAAGCTGTACCTAACCCCAAACGGGTAAGGGCCTACTACCGTACCGCTATACCTTTCTATAGGTTTCTTATGCAGCGCTAGTACCTCATTGGTTAAAAGCTTTAGTAAGCTCGCATAGCTCCCGCTATTGCCTCTACGCCATTGGGTAGAAGCTACCCAGGCTGTACCGTTGTACACATAAAAGCTACCCTGCAAGCCGGTAGAATCGCTTACCCTAAGCTCGCCTAGATCTAGTATAAGGTTGCTATTTATATTAGTGTCCGTATTGGTAGCGCTGTATACTGTAACGGCGCTAGCGCTTCCGTTATCGTTTAAATATAAAACTCTAAAATTCTTACTCTCTACGATTTGGGTAAAGTAACCGGGCACCGTTTGCGAGGCTCCGGTATTGTCGTACACGTCCTCAAAGTTTACGTCTAGCGTGGCGTCTCCTGCTACGGGTAGCGGTGGGGTAACTATGCCTACCGGAGTAGATAAGTAAAGGCCTCCTGCCTCGTTTACGCCTATGTCCCCATCTATATAGTAATAGCTTGGGGTCGTAGTCCAGCTCGTAGCACCGTACAGCTGTGCGCCCGTTAGTCCGGGCTGCCAGTTTCTCTTTAAGTAGTAGAAGGTTCCCGGGTTAAGCACATCCTCTACCCTTACCTCTACCTGCCAAACCGGGCGCCAAAACTCAAAAGCTATAGCTCCTGGGTTTCCGTTGTGGTTCAGCTGGTAAATAAGATCTCCTATAATTTGTAAGCGGCCGTTATTATCGTCGTTTACAAAGCCTAGGTCTTGTCTAGGGGTAGCCGTAGTAAATGTCATACCACTAGCTAGCAGGTTGTTTAGACGCTCCTGGTTAAACCCTACTTGTACTTTCTTAAGTGCAGGTAGGAAGTTAAAGCTGTTGCCCGCTAACCTTGCACCGCCCGAGGTAGTACCGTCTAGGGTAATATCGTCGCTAACGCTAGAGCTAAAGGCTTTAGTCCCGTCCTTATAGTAAGCGCTTACGGTTCTGCTAGTTTCGGCACGCTCTAGGTATTGCTCGAAATAGTATACGCCTTCGCGCTGGTAGAACCTTGCGCCGAAGGCTATACAAAGCTCTTTAAGAATATCTAAGTAGCTAGAGTATACTAGGGTGCCGTCCTCTTGTTTATCGGCGTAGACCAAGGCGTTAAAACGCGTTAGCGTAGTAACATCGGTAGAGGCGTTATAGGTTTGCTGCGTGTCCCAAGTGTTTACACTTGTAGCGTACAGTAGATCGTCATCAGCGTATAAGCTATCTATACCTATAGCATCTACAGCACTCTCTATAAAGCCTTCTATGGTTATGTTATCCGTGCTGCTGTATTCTTTACTAGCTAGGTGCCCTATGCCGTCTACTGCCGTTATTTGGAATACATACGGCTTATGTGTATCCTCTACGCTTACGAGGTCTTGCATTACAATACCGCACCAGTATAGCCTTAGGCCATTGTCCGGCGGTAGCTCCGTCTCGTAGAAGTCGAATACTAGGCCGTCCTGGATAGTATCCGCCTCGCCGTAGATCCGTACCGTAAAGCGTTTCTCTTGGTAGTTCTTTAGGGCGCTTATAAAAGTATCGAAAGCGCTACTATTATTATAGGCGCTTATCGTACAGCTAGAGCCAATAATAGGGCTTACTATATCGTCGGTCTCCCCGTTGTAGTTTAAGGTAAAGCCGTCGGAGGCTACAGTAAAAGCTTCCGCTTCTCCGGTATAATCTTCGTCGTGTATCTCTACCTTAAATAGCTTGTCGGTTGAGCTGTGGAATTCGCTATATAATCTTAACGCCATATTTAAAAGCCTCTATATCTGCTTCGTGTTCTATTTGCTTTCTCGGTGCTTAGGAGGATGTCCTGCCCGCTTAGGCGGCCGTACACCTCTACAGCCCCGCCAGTAGCTCCTGCGATCTGCGGCAGCTTGCTTAGAGGTATTACTGCCTCACTCTCGCGGCCTTCTCCAATCATTGCCAAAGTAGGGCCGGTAACTATACCACCCTCTGCTAGGAAAGGTATTTGTATACCACTAGAGGCAGCTACTGCCTTCATACCTACGCCCAAGCTCTGCAAGCTTAAACCGCCGAGTCCTCCGGTAGCTATAACCAATAAAGCAGCCAATACAGCTACTAAGGCTATAGTAGCGATTAACTGCGCGGCCATAGCCTTAAGCGCAGTTATAAAGCTTTCGCTAAAGCTCTCACCGTGTACAATAGCGCCCGCTATAGCATTGCCCAAGTTTTGGCTAAACTGTAAAGCTAACCCATCACTTAGATCTATAGCTTGCTTGAGTCCTTGGCTGGTAGTCTTCGTAAATTGTAAAGCGCTTTGTCCCGTTTCTACAAACTTGGCGCCAAAGGCTTCTAATGAAGAAGCAGCTGTAAGGTTTACTTTAGCTAGTCTATCTATAGTACTTGTTACAGTTACTAAAGTTTCGGTTTGTTTCTTAACTACCTTTTCGCCTTCCTCGGTCTCTTTGTTAGCATCTCTTTGAGCGTCTCCGATCTTAGCTATACCTATAGCCACTTTCATTAACTCCCCTCTAAGGCTCTTTAGCCTTTCCTCCATTGCCTTATAACGGGGGTTTTCTGCTAAATCGTAGAATACATTACTATAGCCGTCGGCGAAGTCCTCCATAACCTTTTGCTGCTCGGCTATGGTGTTCTTTAATACATCTCTTCTCTCTTCGAGCTGCTTTAGTCCTTCTTCGTGGTTTGGGTTTAGTACTGCGTTATCTACTGCCTCTTGGGTTTTGTCTACCTCTTTACGAAGCGCTAAGTACAAAGCAGTAACCCCAGCTAACGCTATACCTAGTGGCCCCATCGCTGCCGTGAGCGATCCGAAGGCTAGCGTAAGAGAACCTACCGCTGCAATAACTAAAGGCACCATAGCGAGTAAGCCAGCTAGCATAGTCTTATTATACAGCTGGGCGTCGCTCATACCTCTAATAGCTTCGGTTATCTTACCCATAGTACGGGTAAGGCCTTGCAGTATATTCTTAAATATCTCGTTATTAGTGATGGCTTCGCCAAGCTCTATAAGCGCTCCTTCCGTTGCACTCTGCAAAGTCTTGAAGGCTCCGGCCGTGTTATCCATCATTTCCTCTGCCATAGCAGCAGCGGCACCTTGCGCATTTTGGTAGCTCTCAGTAAGTCCGTCTACTGTGCTCATCTGCTCCGTGAGGATCATTAAGGCACCTTTAGCGCGTTCGCCTACTAAGTCGTTAGCTTCTGCTAGGTTGATGTTTTGGCTAGCCAGCTCTCTAAAGGTTTGGCGCATTGGCTTACCTTCCTGGTGGAGCTCGCTAAGAATCTTCTTTAAAGCCGTACCAGCTATAGAGCCCTTTATACCGTTGTTCGCTAAAGCTCCGAGCATTGCGCTAGTCTCTTCCATACTAACGCCCGTAGCCTTAGCAATAGGGGCGGCAGTCTTCATAGCCTCCGCGAAGCTCTCCATATCTAGGGAGCTCGTCGCGAAGCTCTTAGCCATTACATCGGTAACTCTTCCGGTCTCTGCTGCCTCTAAGCCAAAGGCTCTAAGGGTAGCACCTGCTACCTCAGCAGCACGCCCGAGCTCTGCCCCTCCCGCTTGCGCTAGGTATAGGGTGCTCTCGGTTACCTTGTCTATCTCGCTAGCGGTAAAACCAAGCTTCGCAAATTCCGTCTGCAATCCTGCTACCTCCGTAGCTGTAAAGGTTGTAGTAGCCCCTAGCTCTTTAGCTTGGCTCTCGAGTCTTTTAAATTGGTCTGCTGTGGCTCCGGATACCGCCTTTACCTTGCTCATCTCAGCCTCAAAGCCGGAGAAGGTCTTAACGCTTATAGCACCGAGGCCAATAAGTGGAGCGGAAATACTGCGGCTTAGGTTTGTCCCTAAGCTCTTGGCTTGTGATCCGAAGCGGCGCATTTTACTACTGGCTACTTTTAAGCCTCTCGTAAGTCCGCTAAGGTTAGCACCTATCGCAATGTTAGTACTTATGTTGCTCTTTTTTGCCATTTCGCTAGTATTGCTTTAGCTTCCGCTTTAGTTAGTTGTGGCCCTGCTTTTTGTGTGTTGTCCCAAGGGAATTTATAGAGCTCCTTAGGCTTTACTCTTTTGCCTTTCGGCAGCTGGAGGTTTACTAGTGTTACCGTTTGGCTTCGCATTACTTCCCAAAGCTCGCGGCTCTCTGCTTCCCTCTTTTCGCTAAAACCCGCTACAGCGTTATTAAGGCTGCGCGGGGTAAGATCTAAATACTCGCTGTAGTTGTAACCTAGTAAGCCTAGTGCTATCTGCTCGCAGCGGTCAAAAGTAAGAGGGGCTTCGGGGCTTTTCGAGCCCCTAGCCCCCTCTACTTTTTTGCAGGTGTAAAGCTTTCGGTAAAGATGGCTAGTACTTCCTCTAGAGCGCCTGGGCTTTCGTCTAACCAATCGGCCACCTCTTCCGGGGTAGCGTTAAACTTTTCGCCCTCTACTCTAGCGCCTTGCTTTAACCCAGCTCTAATAAGCTCGATAGCTTGGCTTAGTGTTAAGCTATCGCCCATAGTATCTAACTGCGCTAGGGTGTAGCCGGTGGCGTCCGTGAATTGCATTAACGCAGCGAAGCCGAACTTTACAGCTCTCTCTTCGCCTCCTATGTTTACCTTCTTTACCATTTGCTTTATGTGTGTTTAGTGTTATACTGTAGCGTAAGTAATCGCTCCCGTAAGCTCAAACGTAGCCGAGTAAGTTACGTTATCCTCCATACCTGCGTTTACTTCCAAAGAAGTAACATAAGCTGAAGCGCTCCAGTAGTGATCTCCGGATACTTCAGTAGAGAACTTAACCGTAAGCGTAGAGCGTCCGCTCCAAGCTGTCATAAGGTCATCTACTCCGTAAGCTGCGTCTTCTGCGTAAAGAGCAGATACCGAAATAGTACCCGATTTAGTAGCCTCTAGTAAGTCGCGAGTACCGCTAGAGCTTTTAGTAGTTGCGTCTCTCGTATCCATTGATAGAGAAATAGAGCCCTCCGTAGCGTGAGCGATTAGGGTAGAGCCAGCGTATACGCCTAGAAGCGTACCGTTCATAATGCCAGTAGTTGCCATTTTAGTCTAATTTATTTATTTGTTCTTCAATTACTTGCGGAGCTTCTGCCCCATATTCTACGGCCTTACCTGCTTCTATAAGCTCTTGGCCGTATTCGTTTACTACCTCTAAAGTTAGACCTTTAGCTAGCTTCTTACCGCTAGGAGAGGTTACTTTTTTTGTTAGTGTTATTTTCATCGTTTAACTCTTATTATATACTCCGAGCTCGTTACATAAGTCTCCGTAGCTGGGTCGTTATCAGCGTCCAGGTCTATAAACTGGATGCTATCTATAACTACTCCCGCCACCGTTCCGGTGTAACGATCTAGAGCCGTTCGTACTTTATTAGTTAAATCGCTAGCCTCTGCGTAGGTTTCGCAAGCTGCTACAATATCGTAGCGTACTTCGTCTAAGGTGCTTACGCCGCTCTTAGTATCGCTTGGGCTAGTGTCTTGCAGTACATATACCAAAAAGGGAAAGGCTGCGCCCTGCGCTGCTACCTGCGGGTAAATGCGAGTACCTACGATAGCGTTTACGTCGCTGTCGCTGCTCAATATCGAGTATATAGCTTTTCCTTCCGTCATTATCTACTAAGCTGGTATAAGCTTTGCTTTAGTATTTTTTCTACTTCTTTTTGTAGGTTAGCCTTTGCTTCGGCTATACCCTTAGCAAAACCTTTCTCAGCGTAG